CTGCCCGACGGCATGGCTGTGTCCTACCAGTCCGGCGGCGTGCTGTTCCTGCAGCGCTACCTCTACAAGGTCTACGGTCTGGCGTTCTCGCTGACCAAGGTTCTTGTCGAGGACGGCGATCACATTCGTATCGGTCAAACCTACGCCAAGCACTTGGCTCAGTCGCTGATCGAAACGAAGGAAACGCTGGGTGCCAACATCCTGAACCGCGCCTTCAACGCTGCCTATCCGGGCGGCGACGGTGTGGCTCTGGTGAGCTCCTCGCACCCGATCGTCAACGGCACCTTCAGCAACCAGCTGACCACCCCGGCTGCTCTCTCGCAGACCTCGTTGGAACAGCTGCTGATCCAGATTCGCAACGCTGTTGACAACAACGGCAAGCGTATCCGCCTGACGCCGAAGAAGATCGTGACGGGTCCGTCGAACGTCTTCCAAGCCGAAGTGCTGCTGAAGTCGGTTCTGCGCACCGGCACCGCCGACAACGACATCAACCCCGTCAAGTCGATGGGTCTGCTGTCTGACGGCCAAGCCAACCTCTCGCGTATCACCTCGACCACCGCATGGTGGATTCAGACTGATGCGCCGGAAGGCCTGAAGCTGCTGATGCGTCGCGGCCTTGAAAAGTCGATGGAAGGTGACTTCGAAACCGACTCCATGCGCTATAAGGCAACAGAACGCTATACGTTCGGGTGGACGGACCCCCGTGGCGTTTATGGAACGGCTGGCGTCTAATAAGTAGCTGAAAACAAACAGTTTTTGGCTTCTTGCAAAGTGGCCCTCCCGATACTAGGATACAATCCTAAACATCGGGAGGGCTTTTTCATGGAAGAAAAACACATTTCTTGCACTGTTTCTGGCTGCGATCGGCGGCATCATGCGAGGGGCTACTGCTTCTCTCACTACGCTCAGTTCAAGCGAGGATCGTCGCCTAGTGAGCCGATTAAAGCGCGCGTCATGCAGAAATTGCCTGAATGCGAAGAAAATGGATGTTCGGAGCCTGTTAAGGCCAAGGGCCTGTGTAGGATGCACTATCAGCGGTTACTTCGACACGGGCACACTCGTTATCGTGACAGAAAGAAGCCCGCCAAGTCATGCGATATTCCTGATTGCGACAATACCCTCTACGCTAAGGGCCTTTGCCACGCTCATTACATCAAGCAAAAGAAATGGGAATCTATGGGTGTAGATGCCCATCGCTATCAAGAAATGCTCCGCGAGCAAAACAATGTTTGCGCAATTTGCGGAAAACCTGAGAAGGCATCAGACAATGCATCTGGCAAAATCAAGGATTTGGCAATTGACCACTGCCACAAATCTAACGTTGTGCGCGCGCTGCTCTGCTCGAACTGCAATAGGGCTCTTGGCCTCTTCAATGACGACCCTGCGCTACTAGTCAAGGCTCAGGCTTATGTGCTAAAGTATTCCTAGTCTGGGACTACACCCAGCTTGTCAGACCGGCCCAGCGGACGATGCACAGACTGACAGGCGACTCGTGCAAAAGAGGAAATCACCATGGCTTCGACAACTTTCTCCGGCCCGGTAACTTCGACCAACGGCTTCATCGGCGCGGTCACCGGCAACATCACCGGCAACGTGACCGGCAATCTGACGGGTGACGTGTTCGCCTCGGTTCAGTCGCTGTCCGGAGCTGGTGCGGTCAACGTGACCGACATGCTCACCTCGCTGACGACCACTGGCTCGGCTCAGGCTCTGACCTTGGCCAATGGCACCGCAGGCCAGATTAAGGTCATCACCCACACGGTTGATGGCGGCTCGGCTGTTCTTACTCCCACCACCAAGATTGGCTTCACCACCATCACCTTCACGGGTGTTGGCGAGTCGGCCACGCTGATTTACACCGCCGCTGGCTGGGCCATCATGGCTCTGAACGGCGCCGTTGCAGCCTAATTGGTGAAACCGAGGGGGCCGACACAGCCCCCTCCTCATTGAGGAGATAGGTATGGCTGACGCTGTTACTTCCCAGACGATCCTTGATGGTGAGCGGTTGTTCATCGGCAAGTTCACGAACATTTCTGATGGCACGGGCGAGTCTGCGGTCGTAAAGATCGACGTCTCCACCCTAAACCCCAGCGCGGCGGGGAATGCCTGCAACGGCGTCAAGATCAACAAGATTTGGGCGCAGACGCAGGGTATGGCCGTTGACATCCTCTGGGATGCCACGACCGATCTGATCTGCGAGACGATCCCTGAAAATCAGTTTTACCTGATGGATTACTCGTCGTTCGGCGGCTTCCCGAACAATGCAGGCACGGGCAAAACTGGTGACGTGCTGTTCACCACTGTGGGCGCTGCGGCTGGTGATCGTTACACCATCACGCTGGAGTGCATCAAAACCTATGGTACGCAGCCGTAAGAGGGTGCCATGTCAGAGGTAATGCTGTGGAACACCATCCTGTCGGTTCTGCTCGCGTTGATCAGCTGGGTTCTGAAGGAGAAATCCAACGAGCTCAGCCGGATCACCATACTGCTGAATCGTACGAGAGAAGAAGTCGCAAAAGAATATGTCACCAAGGTCGAGGTGCACGCTGACATCAATCGGGTGATGACCCGGCTTGAGGTTTTGGACGCGAAACTGGATCGGCTGATCGAAGGTTATCACTCTGATAGGAGCGTGAAATGAGCAAGTCTCTGAAATACGTGTCGGACTTCCAGTTTCCCAGCGAGTGCGGGTTTACTGGCTCGACCGGCAAAACTATGGTCAAAGGTTATGCGCGCGGCGGTCACGCCGACGTGGCCAAAGACAAGGCCATGATCAGTGCCGCCATGAAGAAAGACATGGCCAAAGACAAGGCTATGGTGAAGACCGCCGTCCACAAGCATGAAAAGAGCATGCACAAGGGCGAGCCTCTGACCAAGATGGCCATGGGTGGCGCGGCTAAGGCCAAGGACGCGATGCGCAATGAGCGCGCTGAGATGTCCCGCATCAAGCAGGAAACCCGCAGCGAGCGTAAGGATGCAGGCGAGGAGATGTCGCGCGTCCGCAAGGAGATGCGCTACGACGAGGCCAAGCTGAAGAGCGACATGCCGATGCGTAAGCAGTATCCGACCAACCGCAGCGAGCCGATGATCAAGGCGATGGCGGGCGGCATGATACGGGACAAGAGCAAGCTTGGCATCGAGGGGAACAAAAACCCCGGCGAAACCAAGATGCACACGGCCCCCGATCTGCCCGGCCCGAAGACCATGATGAAGCGCGGCGGCATGACCCCGAAGCAGGAAGCCAAGGTCGGCAAGGTCATGGGCGAGTTCAAGGCTGGCGAGCTGCACTCGGGCAGCAAGTCTGGCCCGATGGTCAAAAGCCGCAAGCAGGCCATCGCCATTGCCATGTCCGAGGCGGGCAAGAAAAAGAAGTGACTTTCTCTTTCAGGGGGGTTGGTCTATAATTCCCCTGAACAAACTCCCGAGGCGTGCTGAACCAGCGGCCAGCTTTGATCACGCAGCGGAGACAGTATGGCCTATTCCGGGAATGTGAGCGGCACGACGTTTAACGCTCTGAAGGTGGTAGATCACGCCTTCAGACGCTGTCGTTTGCCCGCTCAGGCCATCACCGCCGAGATGCAAACCTACGCGCTCGACTCGCTGTACCTGATGCTTTCTGAGCTTGCCAACATCAGGACGCCCAGCTGGTGCATCGAGCAACTCATCCTTCCCATGTATGAGAACCAGCCGCTGATCACGCTGCCGCCGGGCACCGTCGAGGTCTTGAACCTGAACTACCGCGTGCTGCAGCTGCTCAGTGGGGCTTCGGTCACCACGTCCACCAGCTACACCGTCAACTTCACCACGCAGACGGTGGTGAACACGGTCGGCATCAAGTGGTCGGCGGCTGCCGTGCCCGTCAACTTCCAAGTCAGCACGAATGGCTCGTCGTGGACGACCGTGGGGACATCAAGTGTCACGGCATCGGCTGGCGATATTACGTGGACCGACATCAGCGGCGCTCTTGCCTATGCCTATTTCCGGATCGTGGCGACCAGTGGCACCCTGAATTTCTCTGCGATTACGCTGGGCAACCTGCCGCAGCAAATCCCGCTCGGCCAGCTAAACCGCGACTCGTATGTGAACCAGTCGAACCTGCAGTTCCCCGGTCGCCCGAGCAACTACTACTTCCAGCGCGATCTGCCGGAGCCTGTAGTCTACCTTTGGCCCGCGCCGTTCTCGGCTGCAGAGCAAGCGCAGCTGATCCTGTGGCGTCACCGCCAGATCATGGACACCGAGAACCTGCAGCAGGAGGTCGAGGTACCGCAGCGCTGGCTGCAGGCCATCGTCGATGGTCTGGCCAGCAAGGTCGCCGCCGAGACGCCGCAGGTTGACGCAGCCTTGATGCCTCTCTTGGAGCAGCGTGCGGCTGTGAGCATGCAGCGTGCGTGGGACGGCGACAATGACGGCTCGCCAATCCAGATTAACCCCGGCATTAGGGCGTACACCGCATGAGCAATTCGCTGTACCTAGACCCTACTGGACAGCCGACATACGGTATCGGAATTTGCGGACGCTGCTCGCGCAAGATGTTTCTTTCCGAACTGGCGCCGGACCCGAACTATCCGGGGCTGATGGTCTGCCGGGAAGATCGCGACCAATACGACCCATACCGACTCGCCCCTCGCCCACCGGACCAGATCGTGCTCCCGTTTGTACGCCCCGACACGCCGATCAACACGCGCCCCGCCGGGTTGATCCAAGAGCAAGGCAACGAGTTCATCATCACGGAAGATGGTGACGGATACTTGGAGCTATAAATGTCAGACGTACCCAGCAATCTGATCCCAACCCGCGTCACGCAGCTCCCCGTCGCCCCCGTGGCCGACGAAAACTCGCTGATGATGATCGTCTATCAGGGCAACAACTACCAAATCCGGGTGGGTGACCTGCTGAGCGTGGCGGGCGTGCCGACATCGCGGCAGGTGATCGCTGGCACGGGCCTGCAGGGTGGCGGCCAGCTGTCGTCCAACGTCACGCTGTCGATCGCCAACGGTGGCGTGGGCTCGGTGCAGCTCGCATCGTCCGGGGTGACGCCGGGCTCCTATGGTTCGGCCACTGAAATCCCTGTCCTGACCGTCGACACCACGGGCCGCGTGGTGGCCGCCACGACCATCGCCGCGTCAATCAGCGGCTATGTCCCGGACAGCCGTCAGGTCATCGCCGGGACGGGCCTGAGTGGTGGCGGCGCTCTCACTGGTAACGTCACCCTGACGGCCAATCTGAGCAATGCGACGCCTCTGGCTGTTGACACCACCGGCTCTGCGGGCGTCTCGACCGACATGTCCCGCGCCGACCACACACACCCGGCCATCGACCTCGCGGATGATGACCAAGTGGACGGCCTGCTCGGACTTGATAACGGCGGCACGGCACGCAGCATTGTACCTGACGAGGGTGCGATCATCTGGTGCGGTGCTGATGGCCTGTATGTCGGCCCGGTCGGCAATGCGGGTCAGGTTCTGGTGTCGAATGGCACCGGGGAGTACACGTGGGGCTCCGCGCTTCTGGTCGTGGATCAGCCCGCCAACGTCATCTACGCGGGCCCTTCGGCTGGCCCTGACGCACCCACGGCATTCCGCGCCATGGTCAACGCCGACTTGCCGAACTCTGGCGTCTCGGCAAACACCTACGGCTCGTCCACCGCGATCCCGGTCATCACGGTCAACGCCAAGGGCGTCATCACGAGCGCAACCACGGCAAGCTTCACGGGCGGCCTGTCGTATCAGGGCGGGTGGAATGCCTCGACCAACACGCCCACCCTGACGTCCAGTGTCGGCACGAATGGCTATTACTACATCGTCACGACGGCGGGCTCGACCAACCTGAACGGCATCACCGATTGGCAGATTGGCGACTGGGCAATCTTCAACGGGACTGTCTGGCAGAAGATCGACCAGACCGATCTGGTCGCATCGGTGAACGGGCAGACCGGCGTTGTCGTCCTTGATTATGCCGATGTTGGCGCGCCATCGACCTCTGGCACGGATGCCACGGGGACGTGGTCTATCAGCGTGACAGGCAATGCGGGGACCGCCACCAACGTGGCTGGCGGCGCCGCAAACAAGATCGTCTACAATACGAACTCAAATACCACGGCCTTTATCGACGCGCCGACTGTGTCTGATAGGTTCTTGAAGTGGAACGGCTCTGCCTTTGTCTGGGACACGGCGGGCGCGGGCACCGTGACCTCGGTTGACGTCTCTGGCGGCACTACGGGCCTCACGACATCTGGCGGCCCGATCACCTCTTCGGGCACAATCACGATCGCTGGCACGCTTGCTGTGGCCAATGGCGGCACCGGGGCTACGGATGCGAGCACAGCCCGCACCAACCTCAGCGCGGCTGCCTCTGGCGCGAATGCCGACATCACCTCGATGACCGGCGTCACGGGCGGCATCAGCTCGCCGGACTTTATCCAATTCGACACCACGGCCACCGTGACGGACGCCACCGGGCGCCTTTATTACGACGACGCCGACATGTTCCAGACGCTGGCGTTCCAGATGAACGGCGCCGTGATCCAGCACATCGGCGAGGAGATGTACTACCGCGTCAAGCTGTCGGCTGGTGCGACCAAGGGCCAAGTGCTCATGTTCACGGGCACGCTTGGCGCAAGCGGTGGTTTGACGGCTGCGCCTGCCACGGGCCTCTTGCCGGAGCAGTCCAGTTACATCCTCGGCATCTCAATGCAGACCGGGATTACCAACGACTGGGTAACGGTTGTCCAGTTTGGCGAAATCAAAGGCATCAATACCACAGGCGGGGCCGAGACTTGGGCTCAGGGCGACGTGCTTTACTACAATCCGGCTGTCGCTGGCGGGCTGACAAAGAACAAGCCATCGGCTCCCAATGCCATCGCCCTCATGGCCGCTGTCGTCTACGCCGACGCTTCCAACGGCATCCTGTTCGTGCGTCCGACATACGGCACGGTTTTGGGTGGCACCGACGGCAACGTGCAGTTCACCTCGCTGACGGGCGGCGATGTCATCGTCTACGACAGCGTCGATTCGCGCTGGGAAAACCGGACGCAAGCCTCTCTCGCCGTAGGGACAGCTACCAACCTCGCAGGCGGCGCGGCCAGCCAAATCCCGTATCAGACCGGCGCCGGTGCGACGACGTTCTTGGCCAATGGCACGGCTGGGCAGGTGTTGCTGTCGAATGGTGCGAGCGCGCCGAGCTGGGGCGGACTGGATGGGGGGACGTTTTGATGAATAAGCTATCGCGTTGCCCTGAATTTAAGGGCATAATGCCCGCCAACAACCCTGAAAAGAGGTAACAGCAATGCCGCAGACCGGATACACTCCGATTCAGCTGTACCGCAGCACCACGTCAGGTGCCGCGCCTTCCGCTGGCAACCTGAACCCCGGCGAACTCGCGATCAACATCAATGATGCCGACATGGCCATCTACGCAGAGAATGCGTCGGGGACGGTCACGCGGATTATCAACAACCCGGCGGGCCTTAAATATCCGACAGCAGACGGAACCGCAGGCCAAGTTGTCAGCACGGATGGCTCGGGCAACCTGACATTCACAACGCCGTCTGCGGGCATCTCAGCTGGCAAGGCAATCGCCTTCACCCTGATTTTTGGATAAGGAGATAAACTGTGGCAGCCCCGAATATCGTCAACGTCACCTCAATCATCGGCAAGTCTGCCGTGATTGACCTGACTTCCACCAGCGCCACGTCTGTGTTGAGCAACGCGGCGTCATCCAACAAGGTCTTCAAGATTGAGTCGCTGATCGTGGCAAACGTGGACGGCACTAACGCCGCCGACATCACGATCAACTACTACACCGCTGCGGCTCTTGGCGGCACGGCCTCGCAGATCGTGAGCACGGTCTCGGTCCCGGCTGACTCCTCGCTTGTGGTCATCGACCGGAACACCTCGATCTATCTTGAGGAAGACAAGTCGATTGGTGCGACGGCGGGTTCCGCAAACGACTTGAAGGTGATAATTAGTTACGAGGACATTTCGTGACGTTAGGAGGCTAGTATGGCTACGTCCCAAGGCGGCTACGTCGACGGCGGCTTTGACCTTCTGAAAGCCCCCGACGCCCCGACCATCACGTCTGTCACGAACGGCATCGGAACCATGTCCGTGGCATTTACTGCGCCCGCCAACCCCGGCGGAAGCGCGGTCACGGGCTATACGGTCACGGCGGTCAACGAAAGCACCGGGGCATCTGTCGGCGCGACTGGGTCTGCGTCTCCGATTAACGTGTCAACGGGCGGTGGCGGTACGTTTAAAGTTCGATCTGCGGCGGCCAACATCTATGGGCCGGGTCGGGTGTCGGCGTTCAATACAGGGAATGTGGTTTTCTCTGGGGCAGAGCTGGAGACTTGGGGCCTTAACACCAGCGGCCAACTCGGCGACGGCACTACCGCCAACCGCTCCAGTCCTGTCCAAGTCGGCGCTCTTACCAACTGGGCGCAGGTTTCGGCAGGAAATACCTTTAGCGCAGCCGTCAAGACTGACGGCACTATGTGGACTTGGGGCAGCAACTCCGGGGGCGCGCTTGGCGACGGAACCACAATTAACCGCTCCAGCCCTGTTCAGGTTGGGGCGCTGACAAACTGGTATCAGGTTGCGGCAGGGAATAACTTCACCGCCTCTGTTAAGACCGATGGGACGATGTGGACTTGGGGCAGCAACTCCGAGGGCGCGCTTGGCGACGGAACCACAATTAACCGCTCCAGCCCTGTTCAGGTTGGGGCTCTAACGAATTGGGCGCAGGTTGCGGCGGGGAGATACCACACCGCCTCCGTCAAAAAAGACGGGACGCTATGGGCTTGGGGGCTCAACTCCACCGGACATCTTGGAGACGGCACCGTAATCAGCCGCTCTAGCCCTGTTCAGATCGGCGCTCTAACAAACTGGGCGCAAGTTGAGGCTGGAGGAAACGGAACTACCGCAGCCGTCAAAAAAGACGGGACGCTGTGGACGTGGGGCAACAATTCTTTTGGTCAGCTTGGTCAAAACAACACCATAAACCGTTCTAGCCCCGTTCAGGTTGGGGCTCTTACGAACTGGGCGCAAGTTACGGTTAGTAATTTGCATTCGGTATCCGTCAAAACCGATGGAACTCTTTGGTCATGGGGCTACAATGGCAGAGGGCAACTTGGTGACGGCACCGTCATATCTCGTTCCAGCCCCGTCCAAGTTGGTGCTCTCACAAATTGGTCGCAGGTTTCGGCTGGCGATTACTTCACCGCCTCAGTCAAGACCAACGGGACGCTTTGGACTTGGGGTCGTAACCAATTTGGCCAGTTAGGTCAAAACAACGTCATCTACCGCTCCAGCCCTGTTCAGGTGGGAGCGTTGACAAGCTGGTATCAAACGTCTGCCGGAAGCTCCCACACCGCCGCCCTCTACGGAGTAACCTAAATGCCGAATTTCTCCGCAAAATGGGGCTTGATGGAGCAACTGCAGGCCGTGGCCGCAGGGACGTGGACGGGGTTGCCGCTGCCGCAGCTTTACGCTTGGGGATACAACGCGAACGGCAGACTTGGTGATGGTACGGTTATTAGTCGTTCCAGCCCTGTTCAGATTGGAACGCTGACAAACTGGTATCAAGTTTCCGCTGGGGGGAGCCATTCGACTGCAATTACAACTGACGGAAAACTTTGGGCTTGGGGTAACAACACTTCTGGTCAACTTGGTCAGAATGATGTTATTCCCCGCTCCAGCCCTGTTCAAGTTGGAGCCTTAACGGATTGGGCCCAAGTTTCCGCAGGTTATACCAACTTCGTTGCAGCCGTTAAATCCAACGGCACTCTTTGGACGTGGGGCGACGACGACGGCGGAAATCTTGGACAAAACAATACCGCCGACCGCTCCAGCCCTGTTCAAGTTGGTGCATTGACCAACTGGTCGATAGCTTCGGCAGGTTCGCAGTTCTGCATGGCAGTAAAGACCGACGGCACGCTTTGGACTTGGGGTGGCTCAAACAACGGCAAGCTTGGGGATAGCTCCTCTGGGCCTTCTTCTAATAAGTCGAGCCCTGTTCAGGTCGGCGCGCTGACGAACTGGTCTGCTGTCTCAGCCAGCGCGGAAAATCCAAAGGCTATAAAGACTGACGGAACCCTGTGGTCTTGGGGCTATAACAATACCGGTCAAATCGGCGACGGCACCATCATCAGCCGCTCTAGCCCGGTTCAGATTGGAGCGCTTACGAATTGGTCACAAGCCGTCGGAAGTGGCGCTACCACCGCCGCTGTAAAAACTGACGGAACGCTTTGGACTTGGGGCTCGGCTAGTAACGGAGCTCTTGGCAACAGTGGGTCTTACGCCCGATCTAGCCCCGCGCAAGTGGGAGCCCTCACGGACTGGAGCAAGCCTTCTATGGGCTCCAACTTCTGCGCTGTTGTAAAAACTGATGGAACACTCTGGGTTTGGGGCCGAAACGCTAATGGTCAACTCGGACGGAACAATATCACTAACACCTCTAGTCCCGTCCAAGTTGGCGCTCTTACAAGTTGGTCTCAATCTTCTGCGCAAGGCAATGGAAATACAGTTTTGGCGATCTTTACATCTCGGTCTAACTAATGCCCCAAAAAACCTTCCACTTCCTCGCAGGCCTCCCCCGCTCGGGCAGCACCGTCCTCGCCGCGCTCTTGAACCAGCACCCCGACCTTCACGCCAGCCCCACCAGCGGCATGGGCGAGGTGATGTTCAACACCTTCAAGGCGTGGCAGGGCAGCTCGGCTGAGCAGGCGGCACCGGACGAAGACCAGATCAAGGCCGTCTTGCGCGGCATCATGGATGCCAAATACGCCAAGGTCGAAAAGCCCGTCGTGATCGACAAGGCGCGGAACTGGGCCGAAGTCTCAAGCCTCCGCGTGCTGCACGAACTTCTGGGCCGAAAGCCGAAGATCATCGCCACCGTTCGCAACATCGACGACTGCGCGGCATCCTTCGTGCGCGTGGCGAAACCCAACGATGTTGAGGATTTTCTTCGCAACAGTGACCTGATCGACCACCTCAAGAAGTCTTATCAGGTGCTTCTCACGGGCTTCAACTACGACAAGTCCTGCTTCCTCTTTGTCGAGTACGAAGACCTGATCGCCGACCCCAAGAAGCAGCTGGCCCGCATCCACGAGTTTCTTGAGATCGGCGACTTCGACTACGACTTCAACCACCTCGACGAGCACGCCCCCAAGGAGCGCGACGAGGAAATCTGGCAGGTGCCGGGCCTGCACACGGTGGCACCGAAGCTGGCCAAGCGTCACAACGACGACCCCGCCGACATCCTCCAGCACATGCGCCAGAACTTCGTGCAGCCCTGCTTCTGGCGCGAGAAGCCCCTGACGACCGAGATGATCCACCCGCTCGACATGCAGTTGGCCGCCGGGATCATAGGCGACTTCAAGCGCGGCGAGGAGATCGCTCAGGAGCTGGCGATCAAGGAGCCGAAGAACCATCGCGCAGCCTTCAATCGCGGCTGGTACGAGATGCGCAAGGGCCACCTGCACGACGGCATGATGCTGCTTGAGCGTGGCCGGATCGAGAAGGTCTTCGGCAACGAGGCACCGAAAGTGCCGACGCCGCTCTGGGATGGGCAGCAGGTCGGCACCGCGCTCTTGAACCTTGAGGCGGGCTTGGGCGACCAAATCCACGGCCTGCGCTTTGCCCGCGAGCTGAAGAAGCGCGGCAATCAGGTCATCGTGGCCTGCTCCGGGCCGCTGGCCTTGGTGGCACGTCAGGCCGAGGGCGTGGACATGGTCATCCAGCACGAGGCTGC